CCCTACAATCAATCCAGATTCCATCCTTCATGCGGTTTTAATCGGGGCTCGACTGCATCATGTGACTGCGCTGCCAGTAGAGCGTAGTTCATAACGAACCGCTCTCTGCGGTGCATCGTGTTATCGACGTACCAAATCTCTACTTCGTACACGTTTCCTTCGTGGTCGATAGCCTTGTAGGTGCCATGCGTTCCTGTCTTATGGGTGCTGATAGGTGGCAACTCAGGCATTATTGCGTAGAGTCGCTTGTGTAAGTCAGTCAGGGATAATCCCTTGTAATGTTTTTGCTGCATGTCGATCATCCTTTAGTTTTTTCATTTCGTCGCCTCGTGCAATTAACCATGACTCAACTTCCAACAACCGGAATCGACGTACAGCGCCGATGCGAATGTGTGGCATCCCTTGTTTTACCAGCAATTCAAAACTGCTTTTTGGAATGGAAAAGTAATTCTTAATTACTGTGCTGCTAACGTATCCTTCGTTTTTCGTTTCGTTCATATAAAAACACCTTGCGACATGATCGACCTCATGCTACATCACAGGTGTCTAATTGACAACAAGGAGATACAATGGGCAAACCAAAAAAGGCATTTCGTAATAAGGGAATCGACATAGCTGCTTGGGAAAACGACCGAGGCGGCGTGAGCTTTACCTTTCGCAAGACCTACAAAAACAAAGAAACAGGCGAATACAAAGAGACTAAGTACTTGTTTGCTAACGACCTAAAAGACCTTCGTGACCTGATTACGGAAGTGCTGACATGGAACGAGACGTTGGCAGATAGGACGGAGCATGAATACGCCGCTATAGCGTCTTCTTCGCCTAGCTTTATCACTAAAAGCGCCGACGTAGACGACGACGTACCCTTTTAGTGTGTGAGGTCCATCATGCGAATTACGCTTGATTCTGCCGAAGCTTTTCATGCGGGAATGGCTGGCTACATGCGAATGTTCCGAGTGATGACCAACGGCTACAAAAGCCCGTTCGATGGCCTTGCGCTGTCGGACGGGTGGCGTAGCCACATCGAGGGGGCAATCGCTGAACTGGTGGTGTCTAAAGCCACTAACAGCTATTGGCCTGGTGCTACTTGGTCATTTAAAGACCAGAACGATGTAGGACCGTACGAGGTGCGCTATACCCAGTACGCTCAAGGTCATTTGCTGTTGTATCCCTTTGATAAAGACGAGGCGCCATACATTCTTGTTACCGGCAAATATCCAGACTATCAAGTTGTAGGCTGGATTTACGGTCGATACGGCAAACACCCCGACTACTGGACGGAAGAAACCAAACAACCCTGTTACAAAATACCCCAGACAGCATTGGAGCCTTATGAAACTTTACACACTGCACACGGTTAATGACGGGAAATGGCAGATTAAGCTGTCGATACGCCGCAACCCGTCCTATGAGTTTGAGTTTGAGCCCAGGCCGGATATACGGGCGCTGGTTGAAACAAACTACGATGAGTCGCCAGAAGTATTGGCTAAGATATTATTAGATTCTGTGCTTCACTGTGAGGCCGTAGAGGTCCACTTGCTATGCGGTCAAGGCTTGTATATGGAGCGTGTAGAAAATGACCGTTAAGCCAGCAAGTGAGTTGTTCAGAGAACAGATGTGGAGGGAGCTTCAAGCGGCACACAAAGCAAAGCAATGTGAGCAGGTGAAGAAGAATTACGACAAGCATCGAGAAGCCGTAACAATATCGCTCATGATGGTGAAGGATAAAAATGGTCAACGGAAAACAGAAAGGTAGCGCCGGAGAACGAGAGTTAGCTGCCAAGCTAAGAGAATACGGCTACACCGCACGGCGCACACAGCAGTTTTGCGGAGCCGCCGGTGACTCTGATGTAGTTTGCACCGAATTAGCCGACTATCACATCGAATGTAAGCGTGTGGAGAAGCTGAACGTGGATAAAGCTATGGATCAGGCGCTTAGAGATTGCAAAGACAAAATGCCCATTGTATGTCACCGGCGCAATCATAAACCGTGGCTAGTCACGATGTACCTTGAGGACTGGCTACAGCTAGTAAAAGATGAAAGATAGGGACTTAACCTTTCTAACTGAGCATGTCGGCCATCAGGCTACACCTGAGCAGTTACTATGGTTAGCAGTTATCGACAGAGCCCTCGTAGATTACATCAAGTTTTACGACACCCTTCACGCTAAACATCGCCGGTCGTTGGACTGGTTTCTGTTTGAGGATGAGTCAGTTCCAAACAACCTAGTCTATATCTGTGAACAGTTATTCAACGATATAGATGTAGTCAAAAACATTCGCAAACGTGCCGTGGCTTTGGCAAAAGGCTACCTACCTCAGCAAGAGATTGACGATTACAAACGCAAGCGATACAGCTTGCGAGTCAAAAGCAAATACTACTAACGCTTCTTCTTCTTGTCGATTACAGACCAAGCTTGAGACACACCATACAACACAGCGCCAGCTACAACCGGCTCTGCGGCATGTACAAGGTTTTGAGCGTCATCAGCTTCAACGCCAATCGTAAGCAAGCCACCGGCGGCTAACGTGAGCAAATGTCGGACGATGGATAAAAGTATCGGCATAAAATACCCGTTGTTCTATCAAAGTTTTTCAAACGAAAACCGCACTCTCTTTTTCGAGGGTCAACAAACGTACCACCAATGCTAGTGTTACAATTCATCCACGGTTCCCAATAGTACCTAATAGCACAATGTCTGGAATTAGCGACCCATCTTTTTACAGACACGGTAGCGCCGTCCAGCCCATCCATATCCGTTATACACGGCTTAGACTCTGGCACACTGTTTCCGTGCCGCTCACAAACGAACCCCCTGAGACAACGTTGCCGGTGTGGATTGTCCACAAGAATACAGCTAGGCAAAGCAACAGATACCCGATTGAGTAAAGCTCTTCGTGCTGGTCCATCTAAGTCACACTCCAAACAAGGACTGACGTAGCACTGAACTGGACTCTGTGCTTTTGCCAATCGTTTTTTAAACCGCTCTAATACAGCATTAAATCGTCGATTGAGCCGTGACCCTTGCATGTGGACCGCTCGACTGGCAGAAGCCTTAGAATAGCCGTATAGGACTTCGTATCGACCGCATCGTCGGTTACGCATACACGGCGAATTGATAAGGTGTACCCGAATAACTTTAGGGTTTGGCAACGCCAAAAGCTTATCGCCGCATGGACATTGAGCGTTAAAGGTGTTTTCGATCCAGCCAGTAACGACGGCATCTTGCGCTGCAAGCGTTTGCAACGTCGCTTTACAGTTCCAATCTTTGTGGCACATTGCCAAATAACTAGGCGCTGCGTTTGCTATCGGTGCGTATAAAGATACAAAAAGTATCGTTATAAGCACGCGCATCATTTGTCCAATACCCTGTCAAGTTTCTGTTCAATGCGCTCTAGTCGCTGCTTAATGTGGCTAAGTTCTGCTTGAATGACTTGCACTTCCATCGTTACACGATACTTACTTTCTTCTAGTTCGTGCAGTGAGTTTTTAACTGAACGATAGTCCATGCCAACAATGGATATGACAATGCCAATCAAAGCCTTTACAGCAATGTCGAGCCAATAGCGTATTTGAGTGAAATCTCCGTCGGTCAATGTACACGGCCTCCACCATAAGCATCTATAACAACTAGTTGTGCTTCTGTAGCGCCGCCCATCAGCTCCATAAACTTCTGAAACGCCGACCTGCTTGCAAGTATGGCCGTCTCCTTATCGAGCCGTCCGTACTGCAATCCAAGCAGGATGCAACCGTGCGTGTCCTTATGTGTGTTCCCTGCGTGAAAAAGAATCTGGTCACGTTCAGGCACGTTTATAACTTGATACGTTAAGCCAAACTTAGGCGACCGATGTAGCTTAATAGTGTATCGACCAACTGGGATGCAGGAGATGCGCCGCTCGTTATCCCTCCATGCGTCTTCCAGCGTAACCATCTCAGGCGAGTCATCAATACAGAGTACGCCAAGTGTGGCGTTGTTAAACTCTGTAACTCTGACAAGCCTGAGCTGCTTCATGCTCCCTCTAGTGCTGCTACTCGTGCTTCAAGTGCCGTAATTGTTGCCTGAGTTAATTCTGCAAATTCTTGAAAAGCCTTAATCATCCGAGCTTCGTTTTTTCCAAGACCAGAAAGAGTCAAAAAGCCGTCGCCCTGATCTGCAATCAAATCAGGATATATCTGCTGTATTTCTTGTGCGATGAATCCAATTTGATGCCCGCTTCCATCTTTATAATCAAACTCAACGGGACGCATTGCCATGATGTTTGCAAGCTGTGTGGGCAAATTAACAATATTTTCTTTAAGCCGTTCATCTGAAAAAGTTCCAAATGCAACCTGACCGCTTCCGTTAGCGTTTATTTGCCCGTTACCATTGGCACCTGCATTATGCGTAAACCCAATAAACCGCTGGCTAGTAGTTGTATTATTATCAAATTTTCCAACTACTAAAGCGTGGATTGTTAAATCACCAGTAACATTGCTTTGAAAAAGTCCTGTAGAAACTGATGCACTTTCATTGTTAAAAATTGAAACTATTGATTGAGGATTGTTTTGATTGATTCCAATTCTACCTGCGCTAGTAATACGCAACTTTTCTGCACCGTTAGTGTTAAACGCCATCGAATTATCACTATTGGTATAAAGAATTCGGCCTTTGTTATCGACCCCCGCATCCGTAAAATCAATTATTCCACCAGTCGAACCGGTTAGTTCAATGCAAGCATAGGAGGTTCCAACCATTCCAACATGAACACCAACAGCATCGGGAATTCCGTCTATTTGTCCCGTTACTTGTAGTGCGGATGTTGGCGCTGAAGTACCAATCCCCACTCGTCCAGTACTATCAATTCGCACACGCTCGCTGCCGTTAGTAGCAACCGCCCAGGTGTCAGCGGCAGGTCCAAATACTCCGGTATTAACATCATTGCCAGCACAGATAGCTGGTGCCGCTGCCGTTCCAGCGTTGATGTTTGTGGGGCGAAAGTTTCCAAAGTTCAGATTGCCAGTAGCAGCGTTGCTACCGTCTTTGTTAAGGCACTGGTTAATGCCAGTGGCAAAGTCGTTATCTTGCGTGTCGTGCCGTCCAGCTTCAATACCGATGCCAAGCGATTGATCGCCAGTCCAACCACCAGTCGCTGAGTTACCTTTTGTATAATTTCCACCGGACCAAGGCATACAAATCTCCCTATACTAATCTCAAAACTTTATCGACGTATTCTCTAGTCTCTTTTGGGATCTTAACAAACTGCTTAATGTTGTCCCAACTTGGCGTTTTGCCTTCAGCCTTAACTTTAGCTATAGCGCTCTTAATGTTAGCCGGACCCCAGTTGTACGCTGCCAATGCCAACCGCTCATCGCCGAACGTATCAAGCTGCTGACGAAGATAACGGCTACCTCCCTCTACGTTTTGTTCAGGGTCTGTGGCATCCACGCCAAGGTCTTTAGCTGTGCCAGCCATAAGTTGCATAAGGCCACGAGCGCCCTTGCTGCTAACTGCATCTTTGTTGCCAGCAGACTCTACTTGTATGACCGCTTTGACCAAGCTCGTTGGAGCGTACTCGTCTCCCTGCGGAAGGCTTACGTTTTGTTTGCCAACCTTTACTTGGCTTGCAGGATTAAGCGTCTTTTCTAGCTCTAAGATGCGCTGCTCAAGAAGCATGTTTTCAGACTCAAAGTCTTGCTGCGGCGCAGTAGCTGCAACTGACCCTGTCATCTCTGGTGTATCAACAACATTCTCTGTTTGGCTTTTGCCGCTGAAGTAACCAAGCTGTACGCCAAACTGCATAAGCGCATCAATGTTTGCTTTGGTTGGTGGCGCAGATGCCAGCTTAATCAACTTTGGATTAGCTAATAGTTCTGCCTCAAAAGCGTTCATGGCAAAGTTGCGAGCTTCGCCAATTTGCTTGACCCAATTACCGACGCTGTAACCAACCAAGGCTCCTGTCATAGTGCCAGAGCCAGCAAGTGTTCCAGCTAATGTTCCTTTACGCATTGCATTAATTACGCCACGAGCGCCAGTAAGAGCGCCTAATGCAGTTTGCCTGATACTTGTAATAGAGTTCCCTGATGCTGCTTGCTTCTCTAGCGCCGCTGGACTCTTGGAAACCTCAAGGTCTTTAAGTACCTTCTCAAGTTCTGGTAGGTCATCTTTGAACAACTTCTTAGCAATGGCTTTGTTGTTTGTAAGATTCTCAAGCGGTGCGCCTTTTTTCATCAGCTTTTCACTAATGAACTTAGCTCGTCCCATCTGCAACACTGGTGAATCAGCAAACTGCCGTGCAAACTTTTCTGCGCTGCGCTCGTTGGCAAATATCCTGTTAGGAATTGTAGAGTCTGTAATTTTACTAAATTCTTCTAGTGGAGCGCCTTGACCTCTTTTTTGTGCAAAATTAACAACATTTGCATAATCACTTTCGAAAGCTGACTTAAATAAATCTTTGTTTTTACCAAGGTATTCAGTTGGATTTTTAGCTTGAGTTAGTCTTGCTAGCAACTCATCTCGGATAACAACAGCTTCGTCCGATTCTTTGCCAAATTTACCAAAAATTTCGGTGATATTTTCTGGAGCTTTCAAAGCTCGATCAATCGCTTGGCTCGCTTTTACTTTTAATTCTCCACCACGTTTGCCAAGTATTTCGCCGACAACGCCCTGAGCGTAGGTTTGTTTAAATTGCTTGGTTGCTTTTATAGCATCAATTAAATTTCCAAGTTCTTCTTCGCCGCCTCTGCTTATAATTGCGGATTCATCAATGCTATCTAACCCATTCTTTAGTTTGCGCATTAAAGAAATTTCGGCGGCATCAGTGGTTTTATCTGCGTTTCTTAGCGCAGCATTGGCAGTGGCTCGCAGGTCTTGATATTGCCCAACTGTAATTAATCCATCTTTTTTGTAAACAATCTTACGAGCGGTTTTAATTGCGTCTTTAGCTACGGAACTAATTCGTTTTTTAGTTAGAGGACCAAATTGCTTAAATTCGTTTATTGTATCAATAAGCTGTGGAACTATGTCCATTTTAGCTTTCTTATTTACTTGTTCCCAAATTTCGCTTACTGGCGAATACGCTTCATTTTCTCGCTCTAGCAAATTAGATTGTAACAATTTGCTCTTTTCGCCTTTAGTTAATCCCTCGCCTGTTGCGGTTGTTCCCAAAGCAGAGGCAATAGCGTTATCTTGCAATGCTTTTTGAGTTGCTGCTGTCTCTGCTGCATCACGCATCATAAGCGACATTTCACCCTGCTGTGGTGTAATGCCAAAACGCTCTAATGCTGCTGTAAGCTCTGACTTGCGAGCGTCCAATGCTGGCTGCAATATGTTGCCGCCCTCTGGTGTGTTAAGGAAGCTCTGTTGGTACTTAGCCGCACTTGGTGTCTGAGCTATTTCTGCTGCTGTCAGCGGTACGCCACCAGCGCCAATTCCAAGCTCTGGTATTTGCTGTGCTACTGCTAAACGCTGTGCGCCCTCTTCGCCAAGTGCTGCAACTACGTTTGCATTGGCTGCGGTGCGTAACGCATCCTCGTTACCCAACACAATCTTGGCTGTTGGCGTCAATGCTGATGCCAAACCCCTAACGCCACTAACGGTTGACTGTACTGCTGTCGGAGCAAGTAGCGCACCAACTAACCCGCTGTACTGCGACTCTGGCGCTATAGTTTCTCCGGCTCTAGTTCCAAGGTAGCTGGCTAATCCAAGACCAGCTTCGTTAAGCAATTTGCCTTTACCTCCAGGACCAGGAGTCATAAATTCAACCGCTCGTTGAACTTCGGTCTGAGGTCTTACGCCAAGTATCTCTGCGGCTCCAGGCCCTTCCAACGCAGGAGAACCAGCAATCAAAGCGTCAAGAGCTTTTGTTGCTCCAAAGGTTTCTACTGGAGCGCCAGCGTATTCTAAGCCTTTTACAAACGGATACGAGAGAACGTCAGCTAGTCCAGCGACTCCACGAGTTATTCCCACAGGAACATCAAACGCTAATTGCCCTAGCCCATAGCCACTTGGTTGCGCTGGCTCTGGCTGTGGCTGTGAAGAACCAAGAGACGCTTCAAGTTGCGCTATGCGTTGTTCCAGTAGTGCGTTCTCTTGGTCAAGTGGATCCATTACTTTCTCTGTGCCGCTAATGCTTCAAGTTTAGCCAATCGCTCTTTAAGCTCTCGATTTCGTCTTTGAGCATCTGATTCGCCAGGTGCTGTAATTGCTCCAAAGTTGGAAGATATAGGAGCCATCTTAATCTTCTCACGAATACGGTTTGCTATTGCAGTCGTACCGGTCACACGCCCAAGTCCTGGCACATCTGGACCAAAGAGGGAGTTAAATTGGTCATTTCTATCTACGTCACTTATTTGAGATTGGTTGCCACCTAGTCGAGCAAAGTTAGCTACATTGCCTTGGATGAGCGAATAAACTAACTCTGCCTCTGAGCCAGGTATACGGCGCTGTATTTCAAACTCTGGCGCACTCATGTTAAGCGCCTCAACTCTGTCGGCTATGTTTCCAGCCATTTGAGCATATCGTGCTATTTGCTGATCCTGTTTTTTAACATCTGGATCAATCCCACTAGTTGGTATTCGCTTTGCTTGCTCAAGAGCTATTAAATCTTCTAGTTTTCGCTGCGCTTGTTTTCGACCCAAATCACTGAGTTCAAACTCAGCCAGTTGATTCATTTTGTTTCGCTCTTCGGCCAAGCCTATATCCGCAAGAGCTTTACGTTTAAGTATTTCCTGATTAATCAGTTGATCCGTTAATTGAGATTGCGTTTGAAGTTGAGTATTTAGTCCTAACAACCGAGACTGCATTTCCACATCCGGCGCTGATGCCGCAATTTGCAAGCGTGCTTCTGGCGTTGTCGCTTGCAGTAATTTTAGACCAAGCTGGTTGGCTGCTATAGAATCTTCAGCGGCTTGTCGTCGTGCTTGATAGCCAAGCAATCCCTGAAGCAATGCGCCACCAAGAGCTATACCAAACGTAGTGCCAGGACCTTGATACTGGTTGTAGAGCGACGGCATACCAGCGCCAATTACTTGAGAACCAAGCGCCCAGTTGTTTTCCATCGGTGAATAATTCAGTCCCGATAGTGCTGAATATAAATCTTCACCTGCCATAATACCTCTTAATTATACCTATTGATTTGGTCTTGCGCCGCCGCCTCTTCCGCTGGATTTGTGCTGGGACCGCCACGACCTCTGCGTTGCTCTCTCTGCAGTCTTAATTGATTTTGAAAGTTTTGCTCCGCTAGCTGCTTATTGTAACCAAACTGTTGTTGACCTTGCTGTGTTTGAAATTGATTTTGCATGCCAAGCTGTTGTCCAGCATATTGATTTTGCATGCCAGCTTGCAATGGACCTGAAATGGCAGGAAACATTTCAAACGGCATCTGAGCTAGTCCAGTTGCTTGATTATAAAATTGTTGTTGCCGCTGGTCTGTAAGCTGTTCTGCTGTAGCCATAGCTTCCTGACGAGCCCTGTCTTGTCGGTCGTTCATGTCACGAACCATTGCTTGGGCTGCTGGAGAACTTGGGTCTAAGCCTCGCTCTGCAATTTGCTGTTGAATGTCGGTTCTTTCGTTAGCAAACGCTTGCTCATTACGACGGTTAAACTGATCCATGTACGAATTACGAACACGATCCATCTGTGCGTTATACTCAGGATTGTATTCGCTTTGCACGGTATTCGGATCAAAGTTTTGAAACCTGTTTGTTATGTTTGTATATGCATCGCCACCTTGCTGAACTGCTCTGTTAGTAATTTCTTCTGGTGTAGGAGGTGCCTTTTGCCCAGGCGTAGTTGGCTTAGGTGGTTTAGTGGGTCCCGTTGGCTTTGTTTCTTTTTTAAACGGGTTTTCCTTTGGCGCAACAAATGGCTGTTTTTGCCCAGGAATGACTTTGCCGTAGTTGTCTACAAGAAATCCTTCAGGGTTTACCCATTTGTTCTTATGCTTCCAGTTACCTCGCTTTGAGGTTTGAGGAAGAGATGGGTCTTTAGCCATTGCGCCTTTTTTATCTTTATTCTTTGCCATAGCTATACTTGTCCACCCATATCGTAACGTATTTCAAATCCTAGTATTTGCATGGTCGAGTCTTTTAGTGAACCACCAAAACGTATAGAGGCCGAGTGGCCTTGTCCCTTGGTGGCAAACCGGTCGTATGTGTACTCCACCCCAGAGGACCACGGCGAGCCCCACGGCGAGCCCCAAGGCGTAAATTGCCCTACTGGGGACGTTGTAGAGGTGACGGCTGTTCCTTGCTTAAAGTCGGTATCAAGACCGATGTTTAAGGCCACGCCACGACGAGTTTTAAGCAGCGGCCTAATGTCCTTAAACGCCTTGTAATTAGAGCGAGACCCAAAGAAGCTGAAGGCACTGCGTCCCGAGAATACAATCGCTTGACCAGCACCCCCCGCAACAGCGTCGGCTTGTCCCGTTTCTCCCTGCCAAACAATGCCGGTACTAGACCCATAAAAAGGCAGCTTGTTAAACACACAGCCAGACAATGCGTGTTGATCGCTTGCTAACTGAAACGTGGTCCAACCTTTAGTGTCGATGGCATAGACAAGATATTTGCCTCCGCTTCCAGACGTTGGTAGGTGGATGTAAACTCTTCGTCCTTGCGGCCAAAAGAACCCAGTCCATTGATGATCAAATGGAAATAAAGCTGATGTTTCAGAGACAAGCGGGTTTATGCGATACCCTACAGAGTTGAGAGCTTGCTCAGGGTCGGATTGAAACAAGCTAGAGAGCGGTACGATACCCTGTTCTGTAATAAACCAAACGTCGTTGTTGACTCGAACATAAGACCTATAGCCAAGAGGCCTACCAATTATGTATCGAGCTACAAGACCCCACGAAGTCGCATCGCCAGCATAGGTACCGTTGTAGAAGACTATTTCGCCTTCGCTGCTAATTCCCCAAAAGTATTCTTGGCTTGTAGTGCTAGTGGTATTACTAAAACTGCCAACCGCTAATAAAGAGCCGCCACGGGTAAAAACATAGCTCAAATCAAAAGCGGTCAAAGCTGGAGTTCCACCTGTTCCAGTAACCTGAAGGCCGCCGTACCAAAACTTACAACTGTTTTCTTCAACGAAGTATAATCGCTCTTTGTGAGCGTGGACGTTAATTAGCAATGCTGGCGAAACGCCTGTAAAAGTTATATCTGAAAATGTAGCGGCGCTACCGTCCCATACTTGAGCGTTATCCACTCCATTACATAAGTATATGCGGTTGTTGTAAATGACCGATTGCCATTCACCGCTTGTAGGTGTTGTAGTTCCGGTCCGGTCTGTAACAACACCGCCAGAAGTTACCGAATAAAGTTTAGTTGTAGTGGCCACAACCAACACACTAGTTCCATCTGCTTTAAACAGCGGAGCCATGAACCTAATAGCGTCTGTAATACCTATGGTTGCAAATTGCTGATAGCCAAGTCGTACTGTAGGAGCATTGTTGCCAGGAAATACATTAACAAGCTCCAAGGCATACTGCGGCTCCATATTGTCGATTGGACTTACTAAGTCTAATCCCCCATACGGTGGCGATGTTGTAAAACCTTGGAACGCCATTTAACTCCTAGCGACCAAACCGATTGCGGTTCAAGAAATTAGACATTGAGTTTGGTTGTTGCATAGCTTGTGGCATCGGTTGTGGAGCTGGTTGCATCTGATTGCCTTGGAATTGTCCAAAGCCATTGCCAATCTGCGTAGACGGCCTTCTGTCAGCAAAGTCATACTGCTGTGAGGGTCCAGGCATATTGTATTGAGGCATTGGCGCAGGTGGACGATTTTGACGTGGCTGTTGCAACCGTCCCATCATGTCCTGCATTTGACCTTGCATCCTAGAATCCATGCGCCCTGGCTTTGGTCCAAATCCTGGAGGCGACATAAGATTTAATGCTGGCGGCTCTTGATAGTTATTAACTCGCTGCATCATATCATTGAACTGATTGTCCATAGCATTTTGCTGATTTTGAGCGTTCTCAATACCAGCATCCATGGCTGCGTTGTTCATCATTTGATTTTGTTGTGCCATGTCTAATGGCTGAGCCAACATTTGTCTACCGCCCCCCATAGGAGGTCCCATCTGAGGTCGTGGAGCAAGTGACCGTGCAATGCCTCCACCCCGTGGCGCACCAGTCATAGTCCGTGGATCTATTTGCATTGCAGAGCGACGAGCCATAGTTATTTCCTCAAGTTTAAATCAAGTAAGTCTCTAATTGACAGTTTGCCTTTCGGAGCAATTGTTGTCGGTGACTGACTAATTGGAGCCGGTCCTTTTACCTGATTTGGCTGTGGCGCAGGTGCAGTCGTAGTAGCCGGTGGCGTGGTCGTTGGAGGTGTAGAACCTGCTTGTATTTTACCATCCTTGATAATTCTAGCCAGATTAGCTTTTACGTCTGCTTGAGTTTTAGCATTAGACGTAACCGCATTTACCAACATCCCAGTGTACTGCTCTGGATTTACGCCCTTTGGAGGGTTGGCGTACATTTGACGAATTATTGGGTCGATTTGGTCTGTAGCAAATTTTGCTAAAGGATTAGAAAAGTCTACATCCCAAGCATTGCGTGTGGTTTTACCGTCTGTATTTGTATACTTTGTTTTCCCATCTAGTCCGACGTTGAATTTAGAACCATCGGCCAAAGTAATTTCATATTTGTCGTCAGCCACTCCGCTTTCTTTCAAGAAGCCACGGAAATCATCTCGATTAAGTTGAGCGTCCGATTTGCCGGAAGTCATCATGCGGCCCAACGATGGTTTGCCAAGCCAACGAAGAACTAAGTTTGGTCCAACACCTGTAACAGCATTGATTCCCATGTTGCTCCAGTCTTGCTTATTGCCTCTACCTCTTAAAATGTCTTTTGCTCCACCCTCCCAAGTTTCAGAAAGTCCAGCAATGACTGCTAAGGCGGGCAATGCTACCGATCCCATACTTGCAAGTGTGGATCCTTCAGCAGCAGCACCTGGAACTACTTTAGCGCCAAGCAATGTTGGAGTAGCTACAGTGCTTCCTGCACCAGCGGTTCCAGCCGCAGCAGTTCCAGCAGTAGCAGTTCCGGCAGCAGCGCCACCAGAACCAAATAAACCGCCAAGGTTTGGAAACCCTCGCATAATTTCACTTGTAAGAAGAAGGCCACCAATGTTGCCTCCCATCTGCATAAGCGAATTCATTTGAGAGTCTTTAGCCTTTTCCTTATCCGTCTTAGGAGGACCAAATCGTTCTTCTACTTTCTGAACAGCTTGCAAAGGCGGTATGCCTTGCGAACGTAGAAACAAGTAATAAGCTCGGGGACTGTCTTTTGCTGCTGCTGGTTCGTAGGCCATATCAAATCCAAGTACCAAATACTGCTACACCGTTTCGAGCAAACATTGGGTCACGCATGTGACCTCCTGCATAAAGCACTTTGCCGTTCCGGTCACGACTAAACTCTTCATTAAGCTGCTGTTCAAATCGAGGCCGAATACTGTCTAGGCCATGAATTTCAGCAAACCGCTCTAAAACACCCTGCTCCAATAACTTTTCTTGGAAAATACTTACGTCTGTATTGGCCAAGAATTGATTGTAAGCCCCGTTGTAGTAAGCCCATGTGACACCACCATCAGATACGCTTCCGCTCGTGTGCGTTGGCGGTGTGGCTCCTGTAGTGCCACCGGCTGTAGTCTGATAGTAGTTGCCGTTATAGAAGCAGTAGGAGTTAGCAGCGAAGGCAGTAGCGGTAGTCCAAGTAACCGGCCTAACGCTTCTGTCTGCGATGTATTCAAAGATAATGGTGTTGTTGTTGTACTGTGTTCCAGGCGTAGGACTAATCAACAATTCACTGTTAGTAATGCCTCGAATCTGGAACCGTTGGTATACGGTCGTATTCAGACCAAAGCCAAGAAACTCTGCATACTCTTGCTCGGTCATTGGACCAAGCACCCGCCATCGAGTGTTTTGATTCCAGAACGTGTCGTAGTGATAGTAAGAAAAAGACGCTGGCAACTGATACGATGCCTGACCAGTCACCAGCGTAATTGAACCCGATGCGTAACATTTGGGCCAAGGATACGCTTCAAATATGTCACGGTTAATTCTGTTGGCGATTGCAAGAAGCTGTTTAGTCGTAACTTCAGTGGATGCAACCACGTTAGTTTCGACTGTATAGCCAGCTTCATCCGCTACATTTTGAATAACCGTGGCTATACTCATGCTTTACGTGGCCTCCCTCGTCGCCTTACTTCTTGATCCTCTAGACGCTCCTCTTGAGCTTCTATGATGCCCTCTTCAAGGGCCTCGGATGCTGGGATCACCTCCTTTCGACGGTCACGAAGGTCGATTCCTTCGTTAGCTTCTACTCGTTGAAGTAACAACTCAACCTTATGTTCCAGAGCCTTGCGACGAGCTGTTTCGCCATCAAGCAACTGCTTCAGCTTTACAACCTCATTCTGGTCAGACTTAGCGGCAGCTAACCAATCTTGCGCTAATTTGACAAACTTAGACAATGGTCCAAGTTTACGTTTTACTTCTTCTGCCGCCACTGCAAGTTGCTCTACCGTCTTAAAGCCAAGGTAGTTAAGCTCTCGCATTGCGCTGCCGGTCATCATCGGCCACTCAGTAAGCGGAGTTCCCTCCGTAACAGGCTCGCTGTTAGCCTTAAAACGAGCATACAATTCTGGGTAATCCTGCATGTCCTGCGGTTCAATACGACGAACCGTTTCATCCATTCCAGGCCACTGAATGGAAATAGAAGGAATCTCATCAAAGATGGGACGACCTTCCTGACGGGTTTTTTCTGCGTTCTCGTTATAAGCGTAAAAGAACTTGATATTAGCACCCGAATACCGCTTCTTCGGTTGCGAGTTCCCTGACATTATAGACTGCCAATCAATCTGTGCCATTTAATCTCCTATAGATACACATAAACTGTGTAGCTATCTTATAGCACTAACCTTCAATGACCGTAACAGTGTTAATCGAAGCTCCGCTAGTTTGATAAACCGTAATAGGTCCACCAGGGATAAATCCATTCGAAAATATCAATCTGTTGGCGGTACCGGAGTTGTCTAAATTAAAACACTTATTGGTAGCTGAAGGGTTTATTCCCGTAAGGGTTTGACCCTCTAAGCCTATTCCAATAGCTGCTGCAGAGTGATTTTGAATAAGAAGGAACTTTCTGAACGGATTAGCTGCAAGAACTGTCGTGCTAGTAGCCGTTGCAATAGTTGGAGTGGTAGTTGTGGTATTCCCGGTATAAGCTGTCATAAATCACCTAAAAAAGTGGGGGGATTGAATCCCCCCGTCAGTTTACGAAGCCTTGGTAAACTTCAAATAAAAGTATGAAGTGCCGTTTGATACCACTACAAAGCAGTTAGTATCAGCATCAGCATCTTTCACAACACCAACGAATCCACTTCCTACAGAGGCAGGAGTTCCGAACGAAGTCGTAAGCTCAGCCGCTGTTGGCGTAGTGTCGCCGACATTGTTGATTGCCTGTTTAGTTCTTAAACCAGCAGCCGTAGCCACTACCTGACCGGCAGGGGTAACAGTTCCTGGAAAAACACCATCGGTAACGGAAGCTGCAAGCTCCGCTGGCATACCGAGTCCCATAAGGGTTTGTGCGCTCGCCATAAATTCTCCTAAAAAAGAGGGAGCTAAACAAGCCTCCCTCATTTGGTTAGATATTGCTGTAGATTCCAGCGAACGACTGAACTTCTACCGAAGATCCTGAACCAGAGTCAGTCGTAAGACCAACAAGGCCGGTGATAACTCCAGCAGTTGAAGCATCGTCAAGAACGCCAGCAGTAGCTGTGGTGTAAAGCTTAGTTCCAGCGGCATACGACGCTGCAACCTTAACCTTAATACCAGAACCTGTTCCTCCACCTTCTCCAACAAATACCCAAAGGTATTCGTTGGTAGCAGCAGCAACCTGAGCAATTCCAACTCCCTTTGGAGTTGTGCTTGCGTTAGTTGTAGTAATAGGCGTGAACCCACCATCCTTGTCTACGATTCCAGCCTGATACTGAGTAGTAGTAGTAGTAGCTTTAACAAACATGAATTTGCCACGTTTGTCAGAACCAATATCTAATACTTTTGCAGGGAGTGGAATTGTTGTTCCATCCCATGTTCGATTTGAATTAATTCCAAACGATCCTGAAAATGACATATTCTGTTACCTCCTTAATTAAGCGTAAATAACAGCCTGAAGTGCAGGTGCAGAACAACAGAGGTTTCCTTCAACGATAATAACCGTGAAGAAAGCATCCTGGTCAACCGGTCGAGCCATCTCTGGAGCAAGCGGTTTGAAATCTGCGCCACGAACCATGTCGAATGTCCAATACTTAGTATTGAGAAGTCGGCATGAGTTAGTCTCAAGCACTGCGGAACCATATCCACCGTCGAATACGAAATCGCATCCGTCGTAGCTAAGAACACGGAATCCAGCTACAGCCTTCTTTGCAGGAAGCTGAATACGCTGAATAGCGGTCAATGAGCTGTGGAGGTACTTCCAAGCTGTACGATCCATCAGTCCAAGGTCTGGCTGCTCATCACCACGAGTTACCTGCGAGATAGCGTCGGTGATTTGCTCCTGAACATTAGAAGCTGAAAGGGTTACGTTGACAGCAAGGTTACGAGCCCAAAGGTTTGTTCCTCGGTCGATGGTTCCGTAGGTACCGGAAGATGGCGAAGTCGAAACTGCCTTCTTGATACCGTCGAACTCAAGACCTGCGCTTCCTGTTCCATCGCCACGAAGCGAGGTAGAAACGGTGTTCTTGAGACGGCTGATAGCAGCCTTCATCTTCATCTCTGCAAGGTCGAGAAGCTGTGCCTCATCACGGTTTGCACGACGATCACGGCCAGCGATTGCTACAGGTTCATATACCTGTTTGATAGCAAATCGGAATGCAGTTGCATCGTCGATTGAATCAAGATTGAAAGACGAGAATCCAGAGTAGAAACCACCTACAGCCGCATCATTGTACATGATGGGCTTACGGAGTTCATATCCACCGGAAAATTTACGAATGAGACCCTGCTCGTCCAGCGAAGCCAAAAGCGGATTGTGGTGAAGCACCTCATCAGCAATAGCATCAGACTGGTCGAAAAGGGTCGCTACGATTGCCTCTTCTAAATTAGCCATTTTAGTTATCCTTTAAGTTTATGGGATAACCGAATGGCTAAATTAGCTAATCACCGCCAAGTCGCCGCCGCAGGTTATCCCGAATATCTTTCGTTTGTACCCTGGGGGTTCCGCTTCCTGCGGAGCCAGATATTGACTTGGCAGCTTGCTTCGCCCTTTGGACGACTTGCTTTTGCTGCTGTATTACCGGCGCTGTGTTTAGTTTTTGTACCAAGCCAGAAAACACCGGATTACCGTTGACCACATAATTATAAGCCGTCTCTAGGACCTCTTCGGCAGAGCTGTAACGACCTGTTTGTGTCAAAGCCTGTACCACGGGGGCCATTTCAGACTCTAGCTGCGAGGCTGTTTCTGGGTCACGGAACAAAGGCTTACGGTTCATGAATGATTCTACGACCATTTGGTTCATGTACTCAACTGCCTTTTTTTCCTGCTCCTGCTGTAAGGTCGTCCAGCGTTCCGTAGCAAACTTTTCGGCTTCATCCCTTGTCATGTACTGGGAGTAGTCCGGCTGGTCATTGCCGGTCATTTGCTGCCGTTCAATAAGCTCCTGCGGGGAAATGCCGTAAGCCTCAAGCCATTCCATAGCCGTTTCGTACGGAGCCTGTTTCATAGCTCGGTCCCAAGCTATTGAGCGACGAGCGACATCAGTAATAGCTATGCCTTCCTTAGCGTATTCCTGCTCGTAATCTTTTATGGTGTTATACACCGACGAATTGCGCTCGATAAGCGTGTTAAGCTCCTGAGCTTTACGGTCGTATTGGTTGCGAGTCTCATAGGCTCGACGATTAAGATAGGATTGCAGAATATGAGCATTTTCAGCCGTAGGATTAAGGAACGCTTCCTTCTCAATCTTGTTCATGTCAGCCGGAGGTGCGAAGACCATCCGTTCTTGGTTACTGACTTCGTTGCTAACAACCTGAGAAGTTTCGTGTTTTTCTTCAGTTTTATCAGCGGATGCTTGGCTACGATTCTCTTCTACATCACCATTAAACTGCTTACTTAGGGTCTCACGAATCGACAACTCAGCCGGTTCACGATCTGCAACTACTTCGGTAGATTCTACATCTTGTACGTTATCTTCCATTTTTATACCTTTCTATCATTCTAGCCGTTAGGTCTTTAGCCAGCTTGCGTTCCGATGCTCCAGACTCATTGTCAGTCTGATAGCCACGGTCATACGCATCCCCTACTTCTATTGCCCCCGCCGCTCGATAAGCAGCCCGTAATTTACTTTTGCTTGTATAAATTTCTTTTGGATTGAGAGGGTTTCTAGTCGGCTCCATCTCATCCTGAATAAACAGGTCACGAGCATTGGATTGTGCCCGTCGGTCTACTTGTTCTATTGGCACAACCTTCTTTTTGACCGGGCACCATTGGAATAGTTTGTACTTGCTCATTAATCCTCCATCGTTGCTAAAAGAAACAAAACCTTAATTCGCTTGGCTTTCTTTCTACGCTTTTCAGTTTCAATACGAGCTTGATATTCCGCAATAATGGCAGATACGTCTGCTCGCAATGTGTCTAAATCAATAGGCTGAATAAGTTCTTGCTCGGTAAACCCTGCCTGAAGTTGCTTTTCAACAAGCAACTTAAATTCCACAGAAGGCTTTTTCTTCTTCCTTTTAGTTTTACGTTGTCTCTCTTTAATAATTTGAGCGGCGTATGCTTCTTCAAAAGCATTATACCGCTTTTTAAACCCGTCAGGGTCGAGCAGTTGTACCTGCAAAAAACTCTGAGGTGGTTTAAAGATTAAAAACATACCCTAAAACCTTTGCCGAGCTAAGGCATCAAACTCATTTATAAAATTTGCTTGCTTCGGATACCCAACCCCAAACCGTTTAATAACTGACTGGTATAGATCAATATGATCCTTGCAAACGATTAGTTCAGAGTCTTTACCTCCGTGCATCGACACTAAAAACTTACGTCGTTCATAGTATTTTTCCGCAAGCTCATTCTTAACAGCATTTACTATTCGTTCTCGAAACGGATGAGCGACATGCCGCATAGCTTCGCCAAACTGCCTCGCCGCTTGTCGGTCGGAGAATTCGTGACGAAGATTGATAGGATGAAACTCCACAAAAACGCCATTAACTAAAAAATCGCAGTGCTTGTTGTGACCTATAGGAACTTGGAACGTGTGTCCCATTTTCAATTCATAATCGCCAATGTAACGCTCCAACAACATTCCCGTCGCATACTCCGCATAACTGGCGAACGTAATAGGACGGTCAGGTAAAGTGGGTAATTGCGCTCGTGGCTGATTAAACTGACCCATCTACTATCTCCGCAGTAGTGGCTGCGTCTGTTATTTCAATCGGGAGTTTCACAATGTTGTCTAATGCCGCCTGTGCTGCCGCCGCTGCCGCAATCTCCTTATCTTGAAGAGCATTACGATCTGCTTGAGTTGCAATCATTGGAACAAACGTTTTTACACGAGAACGGATAAACGCAGTCAAGTATTCTTGCGCTACCTCTTCCTTTGTTGCGGTTCCAGTTGGGTTATATTGACCATAGAAAGCCAAGGCATCAATCGCTGCCGCAATGTCGGACTCTTCGCCTTCATATCGAATGTTAATTATCTTTCGTGCCATTTTATACTCCTACACATAGCTCATATTGCATTGTAGTTCCTGCGTAAATTGTCAGTTGATTTGACGTTACGGTGGCAGCTTGCAAAGTAATGTTTCCAGCCGTTGAGCTATTTGTCACCACAAACTCAAGTACGAACCCCACTTCAATGCTGATACCTGTAGCAAACGTAGTTCCTAGTGTGTTTATTCCAGGTATTAATGACGGCACTAAAGGAGCTGCTAACGTCGCTCCGCCTCCGTATTGAACGCCTTTTATGGTGCAACCAGTCGGAGCTGCAATTGCAAGTTTTAATCCAGTTGCGCTAGTAGCTTTCGATGCTGTACCAGTTACTCGGACCTTAAACGTTTCGTTAGCTGCAATAGGAAAACTAAGATTTGTATTAGTTGCTGTTGTGTTTGTCGTTTGAAAATTAGCTGTAAGAGTTTCCGAACCTTTTGCAATATCCTGCCAACTGCCACCGCTATTTTTAAATTGCATTGTTCCACTATTAGAGCGGAATCCATAACCGCTATCGCCAATAGTAGCGTCAAAATTTATGTGATTTGTCGCTCGAATTGCATCAGCAAAGTAGTGAGCAGAGCCAGTACCAGTAGCGTTATATGTAATTAAGCCTGTCGAGGAGGAGGATATCTCTAAATGATTTGTAGTGTTAAAACCAATTCTAACAGTACCAACGACGTCAAGCGGTTGATTGGGAGAACTATTTCTAATACCTACCCGAGAAAAAGCTGCTTTTACAGTAAGCGCATCTGGATTGCCGCTTAAATAGCTGCTTACTATCAAGTCCATAGGATTAGGATATCCGTCGCCTATGAACACAGCGCTTGAGTTGACAGCAAAATAAGTTCCTATGTCGTTGAGGTATTGGAGACCGTCAACACCTATTGAAGCCTGATAAACAAGATCCTTTACATAAAGATCATATCCATCATAAAAAAAACCTGTGTTGTTTGTTAATGTGTTTGAATCCGAAAAATACGCCACTGAATTGGTTGATCCAGTGCCATCAATAGCGTCTGTAATTCCGTAGCCTGCAAGCGTGGTAGGTCTGCTTGTTACTTTGCTCCACGCCACATCGTTAATTTTGGCGTTAGTAACGGCATTATTGTCGATTGTCCAAGTAGCACCAGAACCACTTACAGTTATGTCGCCTTTATCTCCGTCGGATACTCCTGCGGCAGTTGAATTAATCGTTACAGTGTCTGTAGTAGCGTTAGTTGTAATTGTAACGTTTGTTCCTGCTACTAGAGTCAGAGTATCAGATGTCGTATCGGCGACTACATTGCTTTGACCTGCTACCGCAATGGTTGAAAACAGGTTCTGATCGCCTGTGTTCGTTCCGCTAGAGGTACCAGAAAAAGTTCCACTTTGCGTCGCTAATGTTCCAAGACCGAGAGTAGTTCGTTGCGCTGCGGCATCAGCATCATCAATTAATGCTCTTCCTGCTGAGGTACAGGTAATCTCTTCAACTACTCCAGCACCCGCAGTGCTTCTCCCAAGCAACCTATCTGTTGCTGTTACGTTTTGTATTTTTGAATATGTAACGGCTTGGTTTGTTATGGTTGTTGCAAAACTACCTGTTCCAGAACCAGTTATAGGTCCAGTCAGAGTGATGGTCTGATCTCCGGTATTAGTACCGCTGGATGTTCCGGAGAAGGTACCACTTTGAGTCGCAAGAGTTCCTAACCCTAATGTCGTTCGCTGCGCAGAAGCATCCGCATCGTCAAGCAAAGCTCTTCCGGCGGCGGTACAAGATATTTCCTCAACAACTCCAGCGCCAACAGATTGACGTCCCAGAATTTTATCTGTTGCCGTTACGTTTTGAACTTTTGCGTAGGTAATTGCGTTATTGTCGACGGTCCACGTGGCACCTGAGCTGCTAACTGTGATGTCGCCTTTGTCGCCATCAGCTACTGAAGACTCAGTATAGTCTAAGGTTCCTGTGAACGGATTAAAAACGTAAGGCATTAACTCCTCACTACGCTAGTAAGATTTGAGCCTGTATAACCAAGTGTAAGAGTCGCAACAGTTACACCAGCCAATTTATATACAACGCCAGTTAGATTTGTTCCTGTGTACGACAACGCAATCTCATCGTGCGGCTGGTTTGCTATGCCAGCAACAATTTCTTGATACACACTGCCGTTACGAACAACGGTAGCAACAGGAATATCAGGATTAACCGCACCTGCTGAATTGGATACTACCGTACTCATTCAATAACATCCTGAATGTCTATTCCAATCGGGTTACCTTGAGTGTCGTTAATTATAGTTGCCTTTCTTTTTTTCTGAATGGCATCCATGCTAAGTCGGATTCGCTCAAGCTCGCTATCAGACGCCAACCGTCTCTCTTCCATGAGCTTTTCGGTCTCAGAGACTTTGATACGCATCTGCTCAAGCTCCAGCTTTTGAAGATCAAGCATTTGCGCCATGCGGTTTGTTTCCTGGGTAATGGCTTGCTTGTTAGCGTCAGACTCAGACATAGCTTGTACTTTAAGTACATCAACTTGCACTGCTGATTGCTTAATCTGAAGCTCTTGTTGTGAAAGCGCAAGCTCTTGTTGCTTAACGTATTCCTCAAATTGCTGCTTCTGCATAAGAAGCTGCGTTTCCAGTTGATCACGCTGCATCTTGAGCTGCTGGTCTTGGTAGCTAAGTTGGTTCTTAGCTGCCTTATCCTGCATGTCCATTTGCGTAGCTTGCAGTCTGGCTTGCGATTCAATTTGCGCTATTTGCAACCGGCCTTGGACCTCTTGCATAACTGGATCCGGCGGCGGCGGTTGCTTAGCTGCTTCCTCCTTCGCTTTAGCAATTTCACCAATTTGCATAAGGGCTGAAGTAAATAAGCCATCAACTTCTTTGCCTCCCTTGTAACGCTTAATCATGTTCTGAAAGAGTGCGATTGAGAACTGCAACAAAGGTGGGTACTGGTCTACTAAGCCTCGCATCTGGTCAAAGAATTGACCGGCAGTTTGCATTAATGCGGTCGCTTCTTGCTGTTGCTGCGCTTGGTCGATTGCAACCATAGAATCCGAAGCAATTTGGATGCGGTAACTTCGTTTCTTATCGTCCCGAAGAATTTGCATAATCTGCTGCTTAACTTTGTCGATTTCTGCAAGAGGATCATAAGGCGGTGCCATAGGTGCCGGTGGAGGTGGCGGTGCCATACCTGTATCATCCTGTGGCATTGGTTCTTGCATCGGTTCTGGCATCGGCGGCGGAGGCGGCAGCGTTGGTTCAATGAGAGAGTCGGCATCGGCTACCTCCATAATAGTCTGGTCGTCAAACTGCTCGCAGATGATTACTGCCAGATTGCTGATAGCGTCCGACACAAACTTAGAGAACATGTTTTGTCGTACAATCAGACCAAGCGACGACCATTGATTTTCTAGTCGATTAGCCGTAGCTGACTTATATTGTTCGCTTGTTCCACGAAGCAAGTCAGATACTTTAAGCGTTTCGTAAAGCTGCTCTAAAGCTGTCTGCCGTGCGGTCTGAAGGATGTTGAGAGCGTTAATATATGGCTCAATGTTCATCGCCTCAATGCCAGCAGCAAGGCCGCCACGCTGCTTATACGACGGCCAATTAGTGACCGGAATAAGCTTTAGGTCGCCAGACATAAGCATTTCAACTTGGTTCCCCAAAGTCGCATCGTAAAGGCTGTTCGTACGAATGGCCTGAGTAACTGCGTGGATACGGGTTGTAAGCCGCTCGACTTCGAGGATTTGGTCTTTAACGTGGCTGTAGTCTGAAACAGGAATTACGCTGTCAGGATCTACTGACTGACGAATAACCACGCATGGGTAAAACTTTTCAAACTTAATAGGCGGCTCTGACTCTTCAATGATGGTCTTTTCGCCACCCTTTTGAAGCCAATAAACCTTGTTGGTAGCTTCGCACCAAATTTCGAAAATTTCGGCTTTGCCTTCAAACTTATCGTCTTTGCGAGCGATGTCTTTTTTCAACACCTCTGGGAAACTGTCGTAAGAAAGCTCTTTAGCTATCTCTTTACCAAACACACTTTCGGCTTGCGCTCGGTCCATGAACGCACGGCGACCCTGCCATTCTATCTCTTGCTCGTTTCGAGCATCTGAGCAGAAATAGTCGGTATACTGAATAACCTCAAGAATAGCCTTTTCAGATACCTTCTTTTCAACTTCTGCCGTACCAATGAGAATACCGCCTTCAGCTTCTGTAAGCTCTGACTCGTCACCGTCGAAGGGTTGACCTTTGCCGTCAATAAGTTGTCCCGAAGGGTCACGAATAACAGCAAATTCCTCCATTACCTTTTCAAACTTCGGTATATACCGAGCCCAAAGAACGGATTCGCCGACTGCAAGGAATAGCAAGGCGCTTTGGTAGCCTACCTTGTCAAAGTCAAAGTGGCAGTCCATGGCATACTGAGTGTTTCGCTCGATAACGACCGACCCAAGCTGATATGGCATACTGCCTGAGTGCTTACGAAGGTTTACTTCCGCTCTTGGGGTGGAAGAATAGTAAGCAGGTAAAAGGGTATTGATACAATACCACCAAACATTAAGTCGTCTTTCTGCATCGTTAAGAATTCCCACCTGTTTTTGAGCGTTATACACTCGGATGGATTCTTCAGCGGCTTGTATAAACTTTTTTCGGCGCTCCTCGGCTTGAGTGAGTTGAGACTTCCACCAACGAGCGGAATACTTTTCAACGAGAGGTTTAGGCTGCAATTTCATATTTTGGCTCGTCCCTGTTGCTGTCTCATCTGCGAGATATACGCCTGTAGCTTAATCAAACCTTTGTTAAAGACTTCCGCACGTTGTTCCCACTTAGAGTCTATTAACCTAGCTTTGCAGAGGTATCGCAAGGCATCTACGGCGTGGTCATTACCCGACGTATCCATGTCCTCTGGGTTGCGTTTGTCTATTGACATGGATGGTAGAGTTTCTAGCAAGTATGGGCAACTCGTAAAGATGTATAGAAGCGAAGGCTTAGCTATGAGCCGCTGCCGTATCTGAGACCAGCCAGAAATCCGGTCGTTGTCTGCGCCTCGAAAGGATGGGTGCTTGTACTTGGCAAAAACCGCCGTAAATTGGTCGTTAATGCTTGGTCCGCCCTCGTGGCTAAAAATAGACGGGTCGGCTACGGCTACTGGATTTTCTCCGACGGAGGCCGCTGCAATTCGATTAGCTTGCTCAACATTATCAACTCCTTTACCCCACATTTCTCGATATATGATAATTGAGCCTTTAGGGTACGGTACTTCATTGCCTCTATCATCCCGCCCACTAGATACAGCGCCCCATACAGCGGCGAAAGGAGAACGATAGCCCCAATCGTACCCAAGGTAACGAGGCCAATGCTTAGGTACGTTAAAAGGTGCAACAATATGGCGTGAAGAAAATTCAGGAAAATAAGAGCCTTCATGGATTTCAAAGTCTCCCTCTAACCATGCTCGGACAAGCTCAGGACTGCCAACCATGTGGAGGCGGTTAATGTATTCAGGGTCACGAGCCAAAAGAATCTGGTTATCGTGTACCCTGCTCGGAATGTAGATGTATTCAAAGTACGCTCCGTTTGGGAGGTCTTTGCGTAAAACCTTCATGCCCTTTGGCGCTGGCTTAATAAACAACTCTTTAAGCCATCCGTGGCCTACACCGCCTGGGTTAAAGGTCAAAAGGATTTGCCCACCACCTCTACCTCGTAGCGCTCCAAAGAGCTTCCAAATACAGCTTGGGTCGGAGTAGTTTCCAGCTTCTTCTATGGCGCAATCCGAAAGATTTTGTCCCTGATACTTTTCAGCGTCTGCATCATTTGCCAAAGGACGGAAGCGAAGCCGCCCACCACTTTTGAAAGTAAACTGCTTTTTTTGATCCTGCCAATGAGCTTGTAAAGGCAGATAAATCTGCTTTGCCCGTTCGATAAGGTCATCCGCTTGAGGGAGTTCTTTTCTAAAAAATATCGCATTGAAGTCACTGCCTAGTTGCTCCTGCTTTACGGCAAATTTACCTAAAACACCGTCTGTTTTACCGCCACCTCGTGCGCCGCCGTAGCCTATAAGCGTTATAGGACAATGGATTAAAGCCTCTTGAGGGCCGGTTTGTGGTGCCCATACAATATGCTCGTCAATGTCTGCTTTGTATTCGTCCACTAATACTCGTTTTTAAGGTCGTTGCAGTATGCCCAAAAGTCTAGCTCATCCATCTCGCACTCTTTCGGCGACACGTCCTCTTCGCATTCTTCACACTGAGTCAGATCAGGTAAAAACCCTTCATCTACCATATAGACCTCGTCGCAGTGAGGACACTGCCAATATCTAGGTGTCGTCATCGCTTTTTACCACGTTGTGACCAGACATCATCACTGCATTACTACCATAAATGCGCTCTGCCGAGCAGTTAGGATTCTGGCAGTAAAAGTAGTAATCATGCCCATCTTTGGTTGACAGCGTGCTTAGATAAAGACAACAGGGGCATCGCCTTGACTGCGGTTCTTCATCCTTCATCCTATGCTCAATTCCCATTATTCCTCCTTAAAAGGAACATTAACCCAATCTTTCATTTCTTCGCAGGTTTTTGGCAAAGGTGGCGCTTTTGGATTTATGATAATTGCCGCACCGCTAAATAATACCGCTCTAAAACCAGCCAATAGTTTGTCGTATGGAGCTTGTATAGCAAATGAATCGTAACGTTGTATTTCCTTTAACTCTGCGTACAACTCTTTAAAATCATCGCTGTTAATCCAAATCTCTTCAGGCTGTTGATCGCCACTAGTGTTTAAAACAATGTAAGAATACAACCTATTTTGTACTGATTGGTTATCCATTATTCGTCCGGCGACTTAGGTAGCGGCATCCAGTGGGTGACTTCTTCGGCACAACCTGAGTAATTGAGTGCGCTCCATACCCATTCATCACTATGGCTCCGTTTTATTCTAAGACCTTGATCTATAATTCCACATTCACCACGAACAAGAACATCTTCGCAAAATTCCGGCAACCGATCCTTAACCGAAATCCAACCGTTCGAATTATTCGAAGAGTTGGAACCATCCGGCTTTTCCAGAGAGTTCGACTCCTTTGCGGCTTGGTAGCCAGCGACAAAACCCTCAACAAAGACACCGGTGTGAGCTATGCGTTCATGCAACCTGTCAGCATAATAATGCGCCATCTCTTCAGGTGTCTTACTCATCTCTCTGCCTCCAATTTCATCACCATGCCATTAGCTTGTCGTAGCTGCGACTCTAGGAATTGTATCTGATCGCATAGGCTTTCGTATCCAGCTTTGTAGCCAGCGAGAAACGCCTGCCGTGTCGCAAGAGTCATGTTATCTTCTCTTGGTCCCCACCATGCATGAACGTATTCCTCCGCCAATTCTTTAGGTGTTTTCATTTGTCCTCCGGTAACTTAGGTAGCGGCATCCAGTGGCTTGTGTCCCCAGTATCAAATCGCTTCTCCCACCCCAATCTGGCATGACCTTCAAACTGAACAACTACAGCTTTACAAATCCCGACATTGATACCTTCAGTAATCAATACAGCTTCACCATCTTTAGGCCAACGGTCCTGCACACTGACCCACTGCGGCACTGCGGCTTGGTAGCCAGCAAGGAAGGCTTTGCGGCATGGCTCTGTCGGCAAATAGTACATGATAGGCACTTGCTCTAATTGCTTGTTGTACTCTTCTGCCAACTCTTCAGGTGTTTTCATTCCGCACTCCATATATCTGTTTGCCGTCGTAATCCGCTAGGAAACTCCAGCTTATTGTCGGTAAAACTACGCTCTCTAAACACTACATGGTTGGTAGGCTGGATGGTCAGACGTCCGTTATCAAGCTGAATAAAACAAAACTCCTTAGCTTGCTCTGGATACGCACTATAGCCGTCACCTACCGGAGCAACGGTAAATAAATATTTACCTTCATACGGGATATCCTTGCACTTAGCTTTACAATCCAAGCCAGAAAGGTAGGTATATTCTAGTGTCGTAAATCGTTCTCCGTAACAGTCATAACTCTGAGCCTCATCTGCGAACCAGGGATTTTGTGGGTCCTTATCAAACGCTATCGCATGAGCCGGAACGTTACGGTAAATCGCTCCACACTCTAACATCACCGTACAACCCCACGTTCTGCCTGGATACGACACTAAGCCAAACCAAACACACGGCAAAAAGCCTTGGCATTCAGTATGCGTGTAACTGCTATCGACATAGCAGTAGATATGCCGTGATAATTCTCCAACTAAACTATACGTCATTTGCCTCTACCTTCTTAACCGCTTCCATTACCCGCTCAATCAACTTGTCCCTATCTTCCTGCCGGATGTCATCCTCCGCAGTCTCTTGAGCAAGTCGCAACAACTCACTCAAAGGGACCTTTAACGGCTTTACCACCTCATCACTCACAAACTGACTCCCTATACTGACTCTCAGTAATCTTATGCTTCGGTAGGTACACCCTCCCTCTGCAATAACGACCACCACATTCCGCATGCAACAACTTAGTCACAACTACTTTCGGCATAGTACAGTTTGGACACCTAAAGTACCAGACCTTTTCCGTTAGACTCCCTGATACTCTCTTAATCCTCTTACGATACTTAACCTTCATCCTCATCCTTCGTCAAATACCGCTGAACAAACTCTTCCTTCGTCATCGGCTTAGCACTAACTACACTCCTAACTTCACCCGTATGCTCAATCACCTGCGTCTCATTCCATCCCAACTTAGTCTTTAATAGGTGTATCAACACAGGCGTATTACCACCCATCGCTTGCTCCACAGCTACCGTCGCCAAACCCTTTTGCATCTCAGTCTGACCCTGCAAGTAATCCTCTAAGTAGTACTTCCTAAACACTACTTCACCAATCCTAGCCGCTATCGCCACATTACCTTTCGACAACCCTAGCCTACCAAGGTCCCTAATCTGACTAGCCAACCGCTCATCCCTCACATGATGCCTCGTCACAGCCTTCTCCGTCAGCACAGGCGGTAACACCTCTACCTCAGAATTTTTATCCTTCTCACTTTCAGGCAAAGCACCCCCCTCTTTAATTTCATCTGCCATACAAAAACTAAGCTCCAATAATAAAAAAGTGTTTGAGAATATGGGACCGGAATTTTATGTGGGAGGTTGGATATACAGGTACCGGTACCCGACGAGTTTTCAAATTCTTTTGGATTTTGAAAACTGTGCGTACAGATATCAGCATGTTAGGTAGGTTTTCCACAGGTTTTAGAAATGACCGATAAGTATTGTTATCAGTCACCATGGCTATAACTATGCGACACTCTTAAGTAATTCCATAAAGTCATGTGAGTCGAGGCCGGATACCTCCTGCAACGCTGCTACTTCTGCACAGTGGTATAGGCGCTTGTACCTTTCTCGATACTGCCATGCCCGAAGTGATACGCCGAATAAAGACGCTATACGGCTCTGCGAGAGTCCCATATATGAACGTACCGCATAGTATAGGTTACCCCTAGGATAAGGCTGTAGGTGGCGATAGGAGCCTATAAACCACTTTTGTGCCGTCTTCTCTGCTATACTCATTATTTTACATGCTCAGTATGATTACAGAGTACAAGAGGTACCAATGGTGAACAATACCCTAGTGCTTATGTCGCCTGTGCGTGAGGTGCACCCAGAAAATGAATATATATCTTTAGGATCGTCGTTTGCGATGTCGCTATGCGTTTGTGCACCTACGCTATGCGACATGCTACAGAAGATCGCCGCCTCTGCGACCCAAGCTTACGCTAGTTGACGAAGTAGACCCCGATTTTATTCAAAGGTTTTTTCACTTTTTTGCATCTTTCTTCTGAATGTTACCTAACTGCCTGAAATTAATAAAAATAAAAGTTTATATATTTTATGAATCTTTTACTTGTCATACATAGTCATATCATATACTATGTATGCTATGGGGTAACGTTATACCCCCAACTTAGGAGAAAACATGAACGCATTAGACTTAATCAACATCCCTTGTATCACTCCGGAACGGTTAATTAAGCGAGCTGCTAATTACTGTTTTTATTACAAAGGCAGCCGGACGAAACTTCTCAATGAACTAGCAAAATTTGACTGCAACCATGCACGGTACTGGATTAACGCTATCAACCAAATAGCCTAGTGACTAGCAGGGCACCCCCTACGGGGGTGTTACTGGTAGGCATTACACCTATTGAACAGGCATTGAAAGCCATGATCGATGGCGCTGAAATGTATTGCAAAGCAATAAAAGATCAAAACGATTGGATTATCGGTGAAGATTATGTTTTGGGCGCTGAAATGGAATCGATTTTGAGCGGCTTGGCTGGACTGCTTAACGGCCCAGGGCGTTTCGATGGTGGCACCATTGATAAAGCCATCGGTAATATTGCGAATGAATATAAAATTAAAGGTTTTGAATAGTGCCTAGCGGGGGCCGTCCGTGGTGGCGGTCCCTGGTATGCATAAAGCTACCGATTAATTAAGGGTATTTTATGAAAACACGACACCAACCAATGCGAGATCATTCCTCATTTATCACCATGCAAGAGTTACGGGATAAGATTCTAACCCACAAAACTAATGCCTTGAGTCTTGAAAGATGGTCGAAAATACTACAGTTGGAAGCGCCGCAATCTGTAGCTAACGAAAAACACAAAGCTTTCATGGCGGAATCAACGGATCTTGATAAAGGCATGAAGCAAATGATCAACGGCTTAGAACTCTATTGTAACGGGTTTCGAGGCCGGTTTAATTCTGCCATTGGTAAAGATCCTGTTTTGGGCAACGGCGTGGCGGCTGTAATTGAGGCGCTGTTTGTATTGCTTCAAGGTCCTGGCAATTGGGATGCCGGCACTGTGGACGCTAATTTACGGTATATCGCCAAACTCAACGTGGTTGAGTCTATAAAGCAATAAGGGACAACATGAAAACACTAATCTTTACCCTTGCACTTATGCCAGCCGTGGCAACGGCTCAAGGCCTTATAGGCGAACTAGAGGCCCCAACGGGTCCAGCCAATAGCCTAGAGTCCCCTTATTACCCGTCACCCTACGGTATAGCCGTTCAGCCGGTGTTACCGGTACCACGTGACCGTGGTCCGTGGGGGACCGGCTACAGCATAATTACAGAGACACGGGAACGGCCTGACGTTGGGCGGCAATTACTAGGAGACTGGAACGCAACACGGCAACAAACGATCCAGAAAGTGGTGCCGAACGATGCGTTGGGTAATCCCATTAACCCGTATGGCCTAGAATAGTCCCTTCGCTACCGTCTTAAATAGGCGGCGGCGTGGGTGCTAGTTGAAGGCTCAGTTTAAGCTAAGGAGATAAAAGACAATGAAACTAATAAGTAACGTATTTAAGTTTTTGGTTGGCCTCATCGTGCTGTGCTGTTCAGCCTGTACAGGGATCGAGGTCGGCGGCAAATTGGGCGTGTATCGTGTGGATGAGCGTCAAGATTCCAGCCGGACAAACGTAGAGAACAAGGTACCGCTCAAATGCTACTTTGTTGATTGCTACTCACAACCGCAGACTACAGAACTGAAATAGGTGACGACATGATTGAGAACATCAAACAACTACTATTCACACCAACGGGTATCATTGTGTCCTTGCTTCACGTTGCGTTTTTCGTGGGGTGCGTGACCTGTTGGATCGGTATTCAGACGCAAGTGTTTGGTAACGACCCGATTGAACAGGTACAACAACTAGGGCGGCGTAAATGAGCCAGGGTCAAAAGCAGGGCGGCGGCGGTATCGTCGTCCTGCTATTGGCGGCGGCGCTGTTTGCGCCACCGGCTAATAACCTGCGCTTTCATGTACAACGGTTTTTCGGCCTGTACGTCACGCCTACACGAACGATAATCGAGAGTGAGGTAGACAAGGCGGCTGATGCCTGGAACGTGTCTAGGAGCGTCCTACGGGCTCTAGTGCAAGTCGAAAGTAGTTACCGACCAAACGCACTATCGCCTGTAGGCGCTAGGGGCGTCGCTCAGATTATGCCGTTTAATGCTAAGCGGTGCGGTCTATCTCATGACCAAAAGCTTTGGGATGCGGTGCATAACGTGCGGTGCGGGGCTCGCATCCTAGCGGAAGAGTTGGATCAACACGGTGACTTGAAGAAGGCGCTGACGGTCTACAACTGCGGAAGAGTTAAATGTAAGGAGGGTGAAAAATATGCAAGCAAGGTAATTGCGCTATCTCGTGTGATGTAAGACAAAGTAAATGTGTATTTTTATCAGTAGGATTATATGACTAAGGAATTAACAACAACCAACAACAACCCCGTCGAGATGCTGGCCGCACTCCGTAACACGGTAGCACCAGGGCTAACTGATGCCGAGTTTGCACTGTTTGCTGAAATAGTAAAAAGCACCGGCCTAAACCCTGTGACCAAAGAGGTGTGGGCAATCAAGGCAGGTGGAAGATTGCAACTTATGACAGGGATCAACGGATTCTTGCGTATCGCTAATTCGCACCCTGCTTATGACGGCATGGAGGTAGAATACGAATGGGACGGTAAATCGTTGGTATCGGCAACGGCAAAAGTCTACCGCAAGGATCGCCGGTTCCCGTCCGTAGCTACGGCGTATATGGCTGAGTACAGCAAACCAACTCCAATCTGGAAGCAGATGCCGTCAGTGATGCTGTCAAAGTGTGCTAAGTCGCTAGCAATCCGTGAGGCGTTTATTCAAGAGTTAGGCGGTTTATACACGGCTGAAGAGATGCCGAGCGAGTACGGACACCACCACGCTAAGGCTGCGCCAGCTATCGAGGTTAAGGCCGACGAGGAATTAATAGTTAGCCAAAAGACGGGCGAAGTATTGGGTGTAGTTAAGAAGGAAGCAGTTGTACGACCAGAGGAAGATAACCTGCCTGATTGGAATACCGTCGCTGAAGTAGTGGAGGACGTAAAGCCAAAGGCTAAGAAGTCACGAGCTACCACAACCTACTACAACCTTGAGACGCTGGAAGGCGATAAGCTCAAGGTAGCTGAGACGTACCTCGTAGCAAACAACGCCAAGCGCCTTACAGAGACGCACTGGAAGTCGCCGATTCGCCTCGAGAAACTAACTACCTGCATCGATGAGGCATACAATGAGTAGGCCAATTCCAAAACGAGCAAGCTATGACGCTGCGCCGAAAGGCTACAAGCGACACACCATATTCATTCACGTTAAGTTGTTGGATAAGGTGCGCCGTGTAGCGGCGAAGGAAGGCATTACCATCAAGCAGTTGATTGAGGAAGCTATCGAGCGGAGGGTGGCAAATGACGATTAAGACGTTGGGACAAATAGCAGAGGATGCCGTGACATTTGCGGAGGCGTTTGTACCTAACGAGTATCAAACGCAAAACGCTGCCGACTATGCCGAGGCGTATGCGGCAGGTGCTCGCCAGGTGCTACAGTATCTAGAGCAGTTTGCCGCAAGGGTAAACGCCGTCATGCCTTTCGATAGCTCTAATGAGTTTGAGAAGGGACAAGTCGATGGTATGCTTTGGACACTAGATGCGCTTAATGCGCTGTTTGGTAGAGACTAAATACACTGGAATGTAGCTCAATGGCAGAGCCCCAGCCTGTTAAGCCGGTGGTTGTAGGTTCGACTCCTACCATTCCAGCCATTAAAAAGCCCCGTAACGTGTTGCGGCGTTACGGGGCGGGGAACAGTGATGTGGGCACTGTCAGTAGTTCTCACAACAATGCCAGCCACCAATCCTTGAGCAATAAAAAACGGCGCTAGGTTTTCACCTAACGCCGCTCAACTAAGGGGATACAACCGACAAAAGTTAGTATCTGTAACCTTTGTACCCCATTAGACCTCTACAATCAATCCAGATTCCACCCTTCATGCGGTTTTAATCGGGGCTCGACTGCATCATGTGACTGCGCTGCCAGTAGAGCGTAGTTCATAACGAACCGCTCTCTGCGGTGCATCGTGTTATCGACGTACCAAATCTCTACTTCGTAC